GTGGTATCAACGCAGAGTACAACAAGGTACATGGATTATTTTTTTTTTTTTTTTTTTTTTTTAATGTCGACTTTTCGCCAACGATCGTAAAATATCACAACTCTGCGTTCCCCAAAAAATTTCGGTGAAATTCCTTATAGGCACGAACCTATAAGTAATTTACACCTAGAAAAAAGGCGCACAAGCAATATGACAATTGTCATATAGAATATTTATACGTTCGTGAAAGTAGCAATTGCTACTCTAGCGTTTTGTTATTGGAAATAAATTTCCTCAACCTACACATCGTGCATGTAGGATTAGGGCATTACAATAAATTGCAAATTCCTTAGGGGGTAATGGTAGCTACCACTGGGGCTTCAGTAGCAGAATAATTGGTTACACTACTATAAACAATTAGGTCAGGTGTGTTCATCCAAAATACCAAATTATAATCAGGTCCAGCTGAACAATAAGCATGAACAACTGTAGTGTCATATGTAGTACCGGAAAGAACTGTTGATAATGAAAATTTTCTGCCACCATAATCTTCACTGTTTGATGCTTCAAACAAACCATTGGCTGTTACAACATGAAACCGACGATTATAATAATCAGGTATATTTACTGATAAACCTGCTTGGGTTGTCTGGTTAGTCAACGCTAACCCTGTAGAACCTGCCCCAAAAGAACTGCCAGCACCATCATTATAATTATAAGCATAAGCAACCTGATTTGTCGAATTCGCACTGGATGTAAAAGTTGCAACCTGCATCCTTCTAACATTTGACGGAACGTATGGTGCACGTTCTACAGTAAGCATACCAATTGGTTGCCCACCAAGTGAAGAATCAACATCGAAATGCCAATTGTAGGAACCCCTACGACCAATATACATTTGTGAAATATGTGAAAGTGGATGTCGAGGCACAAAGTTATAACGTTTATTTGTACCACTAACAGCACCAATAGCCATGTGCATCCCCGATGTGTCATAACCATTTGTTGGAGGTTGTGGTTGGATAAACCAGGTAACTAAATTTGTATTGGATAAACCACCAATTTTATATGGTTTAGTGGAAAAAGCACGTGAAGATCGATGCAATATTTGTCTAAAAGATACATATCGCTCACCATAACACACACCATAAATATCATCACTAGTGCTATCCTTACCATTGGTAACTAATGTGGCCGAAGATTGTAGTGTAAACGGAGAAACATTATTGGACAGATCACGAGGATTTGCCAATTCAAAATTTTCCGCAGCACGTACAAAAACGAGGACATCAATTTCAGTACCCACTACTGGACCAGTAAGGGCATTCAAAACTCGAATACCAATGGTTCCATTACAATCAGCATCTGGTGCCAAAGCTCCTGAAGTGTTTGTCCACTGGGTAGTGGTAAAATTATCTTGTTTTGTATTTTTAAAAGGGTTAATACCAATGTATGGAATGCGCAACTCTACCTCATCATCAATATCCAAATCAACAATTTGGGTATATGTGACAGTGGTTGAGTTAGGGTCAGAGGAAATATCACCTGCTGGATCCCAAGTAATACGCACACGGCCACGATGGTACATAGACCTAATAAACTTAAATCGGAAAATAATATCACCACGCCATTGACCAAACATCAAAGAAGCATAGCTCATTGGTGTGTCATAGCGTTGGGTTCCACCTGTAAGTGTACGAACATCATACAAAGCTGGGGTAACTCGTGAATTAAAAATTTGAGCACCCGATGCATAGGTATCTTGCCACAGACATCCACACAAAAAACTCTCCTTTTGACATATATAATTAATTCCCATTTCATCAGTACCATCAAGACCAACGTGTGTCGTATCAAGATCAAGAGCTTGCTTTGGATCAATTGTTAATCTCTCAACAGGCTCACTAATTTCAGTGGAAGCCAAACTATGAAAAGGCAAACTTTTAAAAGGCATAGCATCCTCTACAACAGGTGTGTTAGAAAAACCAAACACACTAGCAATAGAACCAACAGTGTTGGCAGCAGCTTCTATAGTTTTACCAGCATACTCACCGGCAGCACCCAATTTCCCCAAAACAGGAGCTATTGAGGCTACACGAGAGGCAGCTTGTGAAATCTGACCAGAAGGTTTCCACCAACTTGTGTCAGTACGAGTTGACTTAACTTGTAGTTGCTTTTTCGATTGCAACGCCAAATTAACTGTCGGTCCAGCGACAACTACATTTTCTGCCCAAGCATAAACTGTAATTGTAACACCAGCACCTACAGCACCATTGGCGGAACGCAATTTGGAAAACTGCCAAAGATCCATCACACCCATAGAGGCGAAATCAAGTAAAGAATTAACATCAAGCCAATTATTAGGCTTAAAAAAGGGTAAACAAAAATGGGCAGTGGATACCTCTTGTGGATTCATCCACACATGAGGTCTCTGCGAAATTGGAATTTGGATTTGAAATGCTGTAGCTGGAGATGTTAAATTATTCCAAACTCCACTCAAAGGTCTGTAAAAACCTCCAATAGCACCATAATAAAACGGTGATGCATTGATAACAAATTTCAACTGTAAGTTACACTTTAAAAATGCAAAATTATCTAATTTCTTACGAATACGAACATCATTAAAAAATAAATTCCAAGGTTGAAATGAAGTTTGCAGCAATGTAGAGCTAGCCTCAGCCCATGTAAATGTAGTGATAGGCACAGGTCGACTTAAAAAGTCTCCAAGATCAGCAGATCCTGATTTATCAATAATAAATGTATCATCAAGAACATCAGAAAATGTGGTCTCCTCAGCTCTACCTTCATGAATAAATGTAGTATTTTCAGAAATAACTGTCTCCTCTGCAGGAGCATTGTCATTCATCGTAGCAGAAGTAGCAGTAGACTGCAACTGCGTGATGTGGTGGGTTTTCAATGACAATTCCACCTCTTTACGTTTCCGATTTGCCGTGAAAAGAACGCGAATCCGCTTTCTCTCCGCAATAATGTGTTGTTTGATTTTATTAAAAGTTTCGAATGACTATTAATTTAGAATAAGCTTAAGTCCATAGACTTATTCGAGATCTTTATTTTATGAATTAACCAACAATTCCGTAAATACGGATTTCGGGGATCGCCCAGGTAAATTATTTCAACGTCATGCCCATGCTCACAGAAACCTTGGTAGATTCTGACACATTGCCCTGTGCAGTAACTGCATGACGAGGTCTTTGAATGGTGACATGTTGGCTTGTTCGGTTAAAACGAGCAACCAACCCATCCCACGACATAAAAGTCGTGTCTTCGATAAGGTTATCTATACCTTTCATAATTAAAGCTTTACGCAATAACCGTGTAAGTTCTTCAAACTTCTCGCGCCCATGAAAAAACGCCTCACAAACGGCACTTTCACATGCCGACACAATTTGCTCATTCACACTGATACTTCTTGAAGTAACGTGCACAGTAAGCATCTTGTTAATGGAGTCCCACTCTAGAGGCGCAACATACGCATCCACAGCAGGTTCATACCTCCACATCCTTTTTAAGAAGCTAACTTCATTAATATGGATGTAGGGTCGAGAAACAGCTTCTTTATCGGCCATTGTATAACCAATACCAACTTCACCCAAAATAGATTGAATGTTGGTATGATTAAATTTAGGTGCTAGCTTACTCACACCAAAAGCATTATCATCACCATACGTAAATAATGCAACCTGTTTCTTAAAATCAGTTATGTTGTAACCCAACTTGACCCATGAATAACGCAGATAAAGTGAATTAACAATACCATTCAAAATAACAGTTAATGGTTGACCAGATGGATTCCCACAATGAAAACGCACAAGGTCACCACGCATATTAACCATAGGATAACACGTATCATTTGCAATACCCCAAAGAACCAGGAGGTCTTCCTCAGAGTAATTACCACTAGCACGACAGATTTCAATCATAACCCAATAGGCATACATTGTTGCGTTTGTGGCCATCTTCTTATCAAAACTAGCGTAATCACCTGCAACTAATCGATCTTCACCATGTTGCACAAGGTGTTCGCGGATCTTCTCCCACTCCAAAGAGTGGGCATTTGTCCCTGGACCAGCTTCAAACAGAAAGGTGTTATTCTGTACACACCTAATCAAAGGTAAATAATACATCCTAACAACAACTGCCCAATCGGCAGGGGATCCTGTAAATACACGTGTCTTGTGAACAGCGATCTTTTTGAACGCCTTAGGTTCATCCTTCAAACATCCAGAAAAAACAGGGGAGTACAATTCTCCTCTCTTATAACCTTCGAGACAGTCATGAACACGTTCCAGTACAACTTCATCGAATTCCACACCATCGGCCCATCGCTCTGACACGACAGGTTTAAGGTAGGCCTTCTTAGTTGTGTTGAAAGGAAAACCCATACTAGTATTACGATTCATCTTATCAACAAATTTAAGACCAGGAGCACCATTAACAGATGTTCCTAAATCATAAACATGTAGACCGGCAAAATCTTCTGGTGTTAAACCCGCAATAATATCGGATGCAAAGGTCTTAGCACAATCACGAAGGATACTAGTATCCATATCAGTAATTGGCTGCGTCATCTCTAAAAGAGCTAAGCGCCATGGTTCCCAAGAACCCATAGATGGAGCACCTTCTTTGACAATAAATTTAGGTATTATGTTAGTATCAAAAGTAGTTAAAATATCACAAATTGGTGTTTTCTCTACACGTGACTTAGCACGTACAGGATACTGATCAATAGTACCATAAACAGTAGCAGTACCATTTTCAATGTACCTAAACGTACTCTTCTTATGTAAATCAGTTAAAACATATTCATGACCAGGTGCACACAATGCAGGTGCACGTGGTGACAAAATAGGAAAATCACATTGAGTCACAAAAGAATTAAAATCTGTTGGAGAAATTTGGGTAGAATATCCCATATTATTAAAAGAATTAAAGGCATAATGGAAACCCACTAATTGCGGACCAAATCCAGTCATAACTACTAGAGGTGAACCACAATCTCCTACAGAAGTAGGACGTGAAAGCTCATATGAAAATGTTTCACAATCAAATGTAATATCATTTACAGTCTCTTTAATATGCAATTTTCTAATCTTAGTTACCTTACGCTCTTCAAGCTCCCCACTATCACAACGAATAAGAAGATAACCTTCAAATTTACCGTTAAATGTGGATGGAGCAAACCATTTACGAATATCGCGACGTGGTGCAGCGGCTGGTAATTGGAAAAATGCAATATCACGGGCTGTATCAATACGAACATCCTTAATATTAATTAGTGCCTTAACATCACTGTTAACACCTTGACTAACTTCTTGAAATTTAACACAAATTTTAAAAGTAGTTTTAATATCAACAAGCGCGTGAGCATTCATCACATATGTTTGTCCACCAAGACAAATAATGTTTTGGCTAAGCATATAGTCCAGTCCGTTCTCAACAAAATAAATATTAATACGAGCACAATTATGTTGTATTATTTTACTAAATTCACCAATAGTAGCATTAGCTAAAGAACACACGGGGTTAACATCAACCTTGGTCAATACATAGGCATTATTAATCCAAACATTTTCACGTTCCTCAGGTACATATGTAGGTGGGCGACCAGCAACAATAGCACGCTGTGTCTCCTTAGGTGGGAACACACGCACCTGATGTTCATAAGCATCCTCATCATCAGAATCACACTCCAAATCGGGGCGATCACTAATTTCAGAAATATCATCAGAAAATTTCTTAGCATGATCATATCTTTCAGGTATTATACCGGCATTGGTACACTCCTTCTTAGAAGTAAAGATACTACGCAAGACCCAAACAAATGTAATACTAGCCATAACCGAAGTTAAAACACCAAGCAATACGTTAGTAAGGCGCGTAGCACCAAGTCGACGATCAACCCAATCTCCCATCTTACGCATAATCAATTTTTGTGTAGAAGGAGTAATAACTCTGGGCATAATATGGCGATGAATAAAAGTACGTGCCATAGGGAAACTATAGCACCATATTCCTAATGACCGAATACACTCGTATTCATATATACCATATAAGGTAACACGAACACAATTGCGTATTATGAAAGCCATAACACCAAGATCCTCCGTTTCCAAATTACGATCAATACAATGCGACATAGCATCATAATCATTATCATCATCAAAGAAATATCGGTCTTCACTATCTGCATTTTTTAAATATTGCAGATAATCTTGTTCTAGGCGCTGAGCCTGTATTATCTGTTCGCGAGAGATATTTTCTTGTGCGCGTTGTGCCCCAAGCGGATTGTAAGATCCACGCAAGGCAGGTGCACACTTACACACACAATCACAAAATTCACATCTAACACAACGTGGTTTATCTTGACAAACAAGACAAGCGTTTTGTAATTGAAAAACTGGTAGTTGTGGTACTTCACATTCACAGATGCCAACCGGCATCATACAAGTGCGACAAATATCCACATCTCTAGTCTTCTTACTAGCGTTTACCATCATGTCTTGTTCTTCAAAATGCCTAATAATAACTGAATGGTACCAAATCAAAAAAGATTTGAGCCCATCAAATTTCAAAGGCTTTTGATCATTGTAGTCTCCGCCCATATCTGCATAGACTTGGGCCTCGTGGACTTCATACTCCCAAAAATCATCATACATACCTGGTTGGGTAACACCGATGGTTTTGGCGGAATCAAGACGACCACCTAATGTGGCAAATTGTGGTTTAACCTTCGGTTGAACTCGATACTTTAAGCGACGAAATGCTGCACCACTCTTTTCAAAGTAAGTACACAAACTCAAATCATCGACATTTGAAGTAACCAATCCAAGTTCAGCTTTCATAGGTGTTCTACCTTTGTCTTCCAAAGCGGCTTGATCTGGGGTATAAGGAATATTATTAAAAATCTTAATAATCTCCTGAACTGATTCATCAATACCCATAACTTTGGCCTTCTTAAAACATGCTACATCATCCAAAACAATGCACCACATGTACGATTGAAAACCATCAAAATATTTAGCAGCGGAATTTTTAGTATACATATATTTACTGTCCGTGTTTAATCCACGAACCTTACCAAAATAAGAAAACATAATATCTAAAACAGTAGATTTGCCAATACCAGGAAAACCATAAACAAAAACTCCAAGTGGAGCTTTACGGAATTCCTGTGCAGCCTGCTTAGTAAGCAAACTAGCATCAATATCAACAATTTCACCTAACAGCTTTTGAACATAACGGCGCTCAGGGCCTTGAGGAAGAACGCGAGAAATACTACGTCCTTTTTCAATGGCACTCTTCAATTCAGCTACAAAGGTAAACTCAGAAAAATCAGGATAATCCTTCTTCAAAGCAGAAGGATTACTCAAATAACGAGATTTGAGCTTCAATTCTGAGGCTTTGGATGACCATTCCTCATATGTTTCACCAGAATGAAACATACAGAGAATGTCTCCGTGTAAATAACTTTGTCGCCCCTGACGGAGCGTGTATACAACTAAATCTAAAATGGCGCGCGCGAAATCTGGTGCGTCAAAAATTGTTTTTTGAGTGGCATCATGCTGGCTAAAATTCCATAGTGAATTCTTAATAGGAATCTTTAAATGGGTAAACAAGCCAAACATAGCAGAATAAGCACAAACTTTTGAAAATTTTTTAAAAATTTGGCATCCCTTAACTTTATCATAATTGGACATAATGTTCTCGAAATTATCAAGACCATCAATAAACCAATCAGATTGGAGCTCGACAATCGCCATGTCGAAAACACCCAAGCACGTTTTCACAAACGCACTTTCAACTATAGTACTAACCATTGATTTTTTAGTAATTGTTTTACATAAAATAATAGTAGCACGAGTCACATCAGCTTGTGACCTCGCACGAGATAAATTGGCCCAAAATAGGGCATAATTTTCGACCATGTCGATAATATATTCATTTCTTTGAACGAAATGTTTAATTTCGTCAGCACTCGTAGAGCGAGTCCAGGCTTGAAGCTTGAATTCGTTGATTGGCATCATAGTAGTAAAGTCTTATCTTTCAACTACTAGGTGGCAAGGGTTCGTTTGAGGTTCGATTGTTATCGAATGGTTGTGGTTGTGGCTCTGATTTTTGGAAACTGTGTTTACTGACCCAAGCAGGGCAATCCTTTTAAACTGTAGGAACAGGTTGCTCTATAATCTTTCATATTGAGCAGTAGTCCGGGTGGCATATCAGAGCACGAGGCAGAGCCTAGGGTGCATCCCTCCTGCAAACGGCAGGAGGTGCTTACAAATGTGGTGTGTGTACAGTATAACTTGCAGTGACAACACAAAATGTATCCTCGTGATAATAACCAGTGAAAACTATTTCCACCCTTCTGTTACATAAATGGACTAAAAACTTGACAACGCGCCGACCAAGGCGCAAACGATACGGGTCCTTTTTCTTTCTTTTTTATTGGAAGAACTGAGCTTATGCCTAAGACGTCAAAAACGTCTATGATCACAGATCACTCAGAACGGGTTAAAAACCCAATCCATTTTTAAAACATACAAATTACTTTACAATACAATCACGTTAAAATTTTCGAGAGGTAAAACTCACTCATGTCACCCATTGAAGGGCTGGAGCATGGTGTTTAAACTTATTAATTAACGTAATTTAACTATACTCATAACATAAATAACATATAGGGTGTTTGGGGGACGGTGTCCCCCTAACAGAAATAATATTCAAATCCTAATTTTCAATTTGGTTGGTTTACGGTTATCTAACCGCGTAGACTCACGCGCCCTACGCGTTTAGTGTCCCAACTTAATTCATATTCGTACAGACTCCACGCCTGCACGCGTACAAAACAAACTTAATAATTAAAATTCAAAACAAGACGTATACATAGGTGGTTAAC